GAGTTGAGGAGGTACTCCGTGGGGTTTTAGTAGCGCGTATACGAGAGACGCCGCTGCTCTGTACCCATATCACACAGACTTTCTTCCAAATCTCAAACCAGCTTCCTAAAGGAAAATAGATAATATGCCTGTGAAGTAGAATGGAAATAAGTAACTAATTATACTTAAAGTGTGGGTAAAGATGAAGAAACCTGGGGAATAGTGTAATATAGTGGAACGAAGGGACTGAGCAAGGCAGCTTGCGTTGCAAAGTAAAGTAATTTAATTAAGGTGGAGGTGAAGATGAAACTGAATATGAATGTGGAAGAGTTAAGGAGGGAGATACTGGAAGGGGCGAGGGCAGTGCCGCTCTGCAGGGCAGAGGAGGTGAACGTAGTGAGAAGGGAAGCTGCAGGTATTGAAGGGGGAGCTGAAGATGGGGAGGGGGAGGGGGAAGGAACCTCAGTAACTGGGGGAGCTACTGAGGTGGTCTACGAAGTAGAGGGAGGGGAGGTTTCGTTGGAGAGTGGGATGCTGGGGTGGTGGGGTTAGTTAATGGGTGGGGTGCTTGGTTGATTCCAGTGGATTTTCATTTAATCTTCCAAATCTGTCGTAATATAACCATTGATTTCCAATTCACGTGCTACAACGCCAAAAGGTCTAACATCCAACAACCCAGCATCACGACTCCATTAAACACCCTCTACCAAAAAATCATCAATATATCCAACTGTTCCTGCCAACCGAAATCCATGTTGGGTATTATTTTTAAATGTTTCTATTGTTTCCTCTGCAAATAGGCAGTCGTTTAAATATAGTTTTAACAAGCTTCCAACAGCTCGAATTTTAAATACTGGCTTTGCCGCATAATCTATAACCAAAAGATAGGATTTGTTGACAACTACCACCCCACTTTCAATAGTTTGCAGCACCATGTTCTGTGTTGAGGTATTAACAACACCAAACCTAATGTAGTTTGTCGAATTAGCTGCCCTCAAAATTATAAAAGAGCCTGACCCTGCGGCTGTATCTAGTTTGAACGATACTTCAACATCCGGAGTTGTCGCGTTGACCACTGCTATAAGATTTACTGCTCCTGGGTTATACGCTTTATTACTACTGATCCCGCCAGGGCCAGCTAATATTGTCCAGGGCGTACCACCCTCACTATTACCTAGTGTTGATGCGCTGTCAGCTCTAGTAAACGTATCCCTTGCTAATGCAAATATTGTACCGTTCAACTTGTTTGTAATATCTGTCAGATACGTCGCGTATTCAGCACGCTCGAAAAAATCGCACACTCTAAAATTTGGAATACCCAGTTCAGACAAGATACCTTTGTGACTTCCATCCGCATCAATAAATAAGGATGGGCGATAGAGTTTTAGTGGTAAGTTTATCGGCTTGACAACAAAGTTTATTAGATCAGTAGAATACGTAATAAATGTAATACCTAAACTGCCGCCGCCTCCTATCGTGTTTTCGGTAATTAAGCCAACAATGACTCCTGTGTTTAGTCTAATAAAATGACTATGCCAAAAAAACTGACCGGAAGTAGGAACTATAGTCAATGCACTTGGTGAACCCCAAGTGCTGTATGGATCACTGTTAGCACTAACCATTTTTTCAACGGGCTTAGGATTAGTAGCTGAATCTAAATTGTGATAAATGCACTCCCATTTTGCGCTTACAGCGTTATACCAAAATGATGGACTAGCAAAGTCTTGCCCAGCCGCTGTAGTACCTGTTTTCAGTGCAACAGGTGTTGACCATGATACGCCGTTGGTAGTGTGCATTAATTTTAAGTAATTGCTACCAGACGTACGCTCACGATAAATTAAGTACAGAGTATTTCCATCTTCGCTGAATGCTAAGTTTACGTCTGCGTTATAGCCTGCTGATGGTTTTGCAACAATTGGGTTAGCTGATGGAGATACCCAGTTAATTAGATCATTGGATGCACAAACTACAGGATTCTCATAGTCACTATTGTTGTCAGGGTACGGGGTGTACGCCATCCAGTATGAATAACCACCGAAATTTTTATCTGAGTACACCATACAGGGGTGGGTAATTGCCTCGTTGCCGATCCCTGTATATGGGTTTGGTGGCAATATCCTGTCTGCAATTGATTTTACTGCAACATCCGGTAATGTCGGTTGCTTCGTATTCGACAGCACACCACTACTCCAGCTAATACCGTCGCTTATATACAAATTATTACCAACCTGAGCCACCCCAACGCCAAATTGAGATGCTATAGGAAGGTCAGAGACTGAATTGTAGAAGGGTATTTTTTGCTGGATAGGGCCGAGATTTAATGGGGATAGGGTTTTCATGAATACTCCAGTTTAGTGGTTAATTGCAGCCAACATAAACAATCGTTTATACCAGCCATTTTTATTACGATCAAAATTTTTCATATCTGCCATGTAAAGCGCTCGTTTAGCCCAGTACATAGCTACAGTTTCAGCAGATACTTTACCTGCAGCAGCTTTGGCAGTCTTAGGCCCCCAGATACCATCATCTTCCAGACCTAAGGCACGCTGCAAAATAACAATTGCGGGTTTAATACCAGAATGCACTGCAGTATCAAACATGCAGAGCTTAAGAGGTTCAGCCACTTCTTCACAGTGGGCGAGTTTCCAGAAATCTTTTTCATAAATTTTACAGACCTCATCTAGTGTTAAGTTTTTAATATCTAAATGCGGGTAACTACGTTTGCTGATTCCGTATTTGGTTTCGCCGCCTGGATCAAACTTATCGTTAATGTATCCCTGTTCGATACCCAGCGTAGCATTCAGTGCTTCCTTAAACTTCATCTTTACTGTCTCCTAAATCAATGTTAAGAACATTCTTAGCTTTTTGCTCTAAGTACTGTTCCAGTAAAAAAATAATTCGTGTTCCCATGTGACCTGAGATAGCTACAAGAACTGCAGTCATCAATGGCGGTGTTTGTGATAACTCACACAGGTAGAAAGTAAGCAGCCCACTTAAACCTGAGGTACAGATTTCCCCAAAGAATTCAGTTATATTAAAAGCTCTAACTGCTCCTTGTTTTATTTTAGATAGGAAACTTACTACACCACCCCAAAAGGCTAGAGCAAACACCCAAAAGTAAGTTAAAACAGTATAAGTAGTTGGATCTTTTTCAATCATGAGCTATCCTTATGAAAAATTTAATAAATTAGTGCTTGATCTTACCAGAACCGGTAGGGTAGTCAATAGCGCCTATATATAAGGAGTAAAAATGAATAGAAACCAAGTAGAAAACCTAGCTCAACAGTCTGTATCTACTGTGGATATTAATCTGGATGAGTTTTTAGATAAACCTGTAGGTAAAGCACCTCAGATGGTTAATCTCAATGGAGAAATTAGTCCTGCAGTTCTTGCCGGAATCCTAGGTGTGAATGTGTCAATGATTTATACCTACAGGCAGGAAGGCAAGTTACCACCTAACTCAGATGCTACCCTGCGAGAGTGTATTAAATACCATTTAACCTGGTGGCAGAACAAAAGTGCAAATAAAGCTACAGGCTTAAGTGAGGCTGTGCAACTGCAGAAGATTCAACTAGACAGGGCAAGAACAGAAGCTCAGTGGTTAGCGATTAAGAAAGAACGTGGGGAACTGGTGGATATTAATTTGCTGGCTGAGACTTTTGAACCGCATTTCTTACAGATGCGGGCCCAGCTGGCTAGTATTTCCAGGAAGCACCCAGAGTTGCAGAAGGAACTAGATACCTTGCAGAAAAGCTGGGTTAAGTTAGGTTTAGATATGAGAGTTCAAGCTTCGGAAGAGCTGGAGGATTTCATTCAAAAGGAAATGGATAGAGAAATTGAAATCTCAGATGAAGATACAACAGAAGAAGGGGAAGATGATGAAAGTCTCTCAAGCTTCTACTGAGCAAAACTCTCTAGGTAATGCTGTTGAGAGACTGTTTCTAGGAAGATTGTTTCAACTGCTAGAACCTGTAGAAAGAATTAGTACGAGGGAGTATGCAGAAACTTACAGATGGTTAACTACTGAAGTTACTGCTAAACCAGGTCTCATGGACTGCATGGAAACTCCATTCATGCTGTTTGTAATGGAATGTATGGATAACATAGATATTCCAATTATTGTAGCACGGAAATCAGCTCAGATTGCTTGGTCAGAAACACAAAACAGCTACATTGCAAAGCGGATGGATATTGATCCGCAGAATATCATCATGGCATTTCCGCGGCAGGCTTCTTCAAAGAGTTATGCTAACGAAAAGATAAGACCACTCATTAAAAGTGTACCAAGTATCCTGCAAAAGGTTGGTGATCCAGATAAATGTAGTTATGATTTTTATAAATATCCTGGAGGGTTTTTAAAGTTAGTTACTGCCGGAAGTCCGACAGCTCTTAAGTCTACTTCAGCTCCAGTACTAATTGTAGAAGAACCAGATGATTTGAAGGAAGATTTAAAAGGTCAGGGGGATGCTCTTACTATTTTTGCAGAACGTCAAAAGACTTACTTAGAAAGAAAACTCATTTACGGTGGAACTCCTTCAGAAGTTGGTTTTAGTAAAGTGGATTCTGCTTTCTTGCAGAGTAATCAGATGTTTTATCATGTACCTTGCCCATTCTGCGGTCAGGAACACGTGTTGGATTTTAACAATTTAAAATATGATACCTATGCTGATGGAAGAATCGACCCTACTTACGGTAAATATGATCCGACAACTGCTTACTATGAGTGTCCACATTGCAAAGCTATTTGGGATGATGCAATTAAAAAAGCTGCTGTACTTGATGCTATTAATTACAATAATCTAGGTTGGAAAGCTACAGCAGAATCCACTATTTATGGTTTTGCTTTCAATGAGTTGTTAAGTAGTTTTCCAGGATCTAATTTAGTAGCACTGGCTAAAAAGAAACTTGAAGCAGAGGTAGAGAATGAAAAAGGTAAAGATGGAAAACTTAAAGCATTCACGAATAATAGCTGTGGGTTGGCCTATAGCCCAGGTATTTTTAGCCTTAACGATGGTATGCTTGCTGCTAGTCGTTTGGGGTACAATGAAGGTACTGTTGAACCTGGCGGGATTATTCTTACGGCTGGTGTGGACGTGCAGCATAATCGTTTTGCTATTGTTATCAGGGCTTGGGGGCGGAATGGTAATTCTTGGCTGGTATACTGGGGAGAAGTTTATGGCTTTGTTAAAGACCCAGAAGACCCAGTATGGGCTGCGCTTACAGAAATCTTCTTAGCGAAATACCCACATGCATTTTCTACACAGCAGTATCCAGTTAATCTACCGATCTCAGCACTTAGTATAGACTCTGGTGATGGTAATACAACTCAGCTTGTGTATGATTGGGTTCGCAGAATGAAACGCTACAACAAGCATGTTTATGCTACAAAAGGTAGTAGTGATGCAGGTGCACATTCTAAAGAAATCTTCACTGTACCACAAGCACCAGATGCTAAGACTGCAAAAGAGAAAAACAAAAAGTTAGCTGAAAGTCATGGGGTTGGAGTTTACATTGTAGGTGTGCAGGCTGGCAAAGATGAAGTACTGCGCAAATTAACTTTGTCAGGTAATAAGGATCGGATGTATTACTATGATGGAGTTAGAGCAGATTATGATGAACAAATACTGAGTAATAAAAAACGTAGAAGTGCTACAAGCGGTGCTGTACGTTATGAACTGGTGGCAGGGAAACGTGATGAGGCTCTTGACTGTGAAGTGTTAGCGTTACATGCTAGTAGATCATTATTTCTTCATTTGTGGACTGAGAAACATTGGAAACAGGCTGAGACAATGTTATCAGCTGCTTCTGTTCTTCAATCTGCTACATCATCAAACGTCACCCCAGGAATAAATTAATGGCTACTTTAGAAGAACTTAATGCAGATCTTTTAGTGGTAAATAATGCTATAAAACAACTTATTGCAGGAGAGCGAGTTACTAGGTTTCGTATTTCGTCTGGAACCTCAATAAGTGAGTATCAATTTACTGAAGTTACTATGGAAGTGCTGCAGAAAGAAAGAGTAAGAATTCTCGCAGATATAGCAGCAATAGAGGGTAGTAGTCCTTCATTCAGATCTGCTAGAATGCAAATAACATATAGCAAACTTTAAGGGGATTTTATGGCTATTGAAACAGCTTTTGATGGCGCTAATAGTGGCTATCGACTGGCAAGAAAAGGTTTGCTAGCAGGTTCTGCGGATACGCTAGCAGCTAGAGAACTTAAATTACTATGGAACCGAAGTCATCACCTTTGCAGGAACAATGCAGCAGCATCTACTGCCCAGGCAAGACTTGTAGCTCACTGGATTGGTAAAGGTATTACAGTTAGATGGAGTTCGCCTGTAATGCAGAAAGCTTGGGATGCTTTCATCAAGAATCCTTCAGTTGATGGTTATGGCTCACTGGCAAATATGGAAAGTCTCTGGGGATATTCTTACTTTGAAAGTGGTGAAGTATTTTCAAGAATGCTTATTCAGCGCAGGGATGATTGCCCGATACCACTGAAGTTGCAGGTGCTTGAAGCAGAACAACTTGATCCTCAATACTTTGCTCCAGGAAATATTCGGTATGGAATAAAGTTTGATGACTTTGGTAAACCACTGGAGTATCATTTCTGGAACAGACATCCGAATGAATATTCTTATGAAAAAGTTTTAAAGAGAGTTCCTATCTCCTCTAATGACATACTGCATATCTTTTCCAGGGAACGTCCAGGTCAGTGGAGAGGTATTCCTAAACTTGCTGCAGCTATGCTTCCTATTTATGAGATGGACGAGCTTACAGATGCTGCACTGGTAAGACAAAAGGCAGCTCAAGCAGTAGGTTGGATTATTAAAAAGCTAAATGCTGGTGGACTGCCATCTTTAGGGGATGTTGAAGATACGACTGACCCAGAAACTGGTGCTAGTAAGAAGATTCAGAAAATCTTACCTGGGGGTGTGCACTACTTACAACCAGATGAAGATTTTGAATTTGCTGCTGTAGATGACATTGGTGCTAACTTTGTTCCACTGCTTGAACATGAATGGAGAATGATAGCTTCCTGTTTAGATGTTACTTATGAACAATTGACAGGCGATTTAACTAATGTTAATTTTAGCTCTATTCGGGCTGGTTTAATTGAGTTCCGCAGACGTGTAGCAATGACGCAATCTCTGATTTTTATTAACAGAGGTTTGCTGCCACTGACGGAGAGATTCAAACAACTTGCTTCTCTGTACATAAGTGAAGCTGCCGGCAATGCTACTTGCAAATTTACTTTACCTAAAACTGAATGGGTTGATCCACTGAAGGATGCTCAAGCAGATATTGCAGAGATTCGTGCAGGTCTAGCTACTTTGCAAGATAAACTAACTGAACGTGGTGTTGAAGATATTGATACTCATATTAAACAATTAGCTGCAGAGCAAGGTTTTGAGATAGTTTTAGATTCAAACCCGAAACACAACACACAGGATAAAACACAAGTTTCTGATCCACAGACTGAAACACTTCCAACTAAAAAAGGAGCTAAGAATGTCCCAGCATAAGTATGTACGTCTATTAACCAGATTAATAGATACTCCACTTCTTATTAACAGTACTAAACTCGCTACTCTTACAGAAAAGATTGCAATACCTTTGATGTTTGGGCAGGCAGATGATATTGTTAGAACTGAAGTAAACGCAACAAAGTATGAAATTCTTGAAAAACAATTATCTGCAGGTAATAAGGTAGGTATTATTGAAGTTACAGATTCTTTGGTAAGTAAAGAAGTTAGTGCTGCTAGTGGTATGACTTCCTATCAGCGAATTGCTAGTCAAATTGATGGTGCAGTAGCCCGCGGGTTTACTACTATTGGTTTCGACATTGACAGTCCTGGTGGAGAAGCTTCCGGTTTGTTTGGTCTTACTGAAAAAATCCGTCAGCTTTCCACTCGTGGTATACGTACTTTTGCCTTTATTGATAATGCTACGTCGGCTGCTTATGCGATTGCTGCTGCTACTCAAAAAGTTTATTCTTCTGAAATTGCTATGAGTGGTAGTATTGCAGCTTTGATGGTGCATAGAGATACTGTAAAAGCAGATGAAGAAGCTGGATTTAAATATACCATTTTTCAATCTAAAGAACTAAAAGCTCTTGGGCATCCACATGAAAGTTTGAGTGAAGCTGCTACAGAGAAAATGACCTCTATACTTGCAAGCCTTGACTCTACCTTTAATAATGATATTGTAAAAAGCAGACCGGCTTTGAGCATTGATGCTATCATAGGCATGAAAGGGGCTTCTTTCACTGCTGAAGAAAGTCTACAACTAAACCTAGTAGATGCTATTGTGCCTAATATGGAAACAGCCTTAGCAGATTTTTTTAAAACAACCACCAGTCCGAAAAATCAAGGAGTAAAAATG